GAAGCATCTTTAATACAACGAGATCTTCTAAACCTGCATCAGCTAAAGCAACTTCATCATCAAGAAGTTTGTGTCCGTATCCGATAGTATCGTTACCACCCTCTGGTGAAGGATGTGGAAACCATACTCCTTGGTCTTCATCCCATCCTGCTTTACCACCATTTTCTACCTTTTTGACATAGTCAAGGAATTCATCTGATATCATGGATTTAAAAATCCCTCATTAGGTTGTCGTTGTTGTTGTTGTTGTTGTTGCCTTGAAGTTAAATAACTTTTCATCTTTTCTAAAAGATCTATTTGTTCTGGTGTGTAAACTTTTTGTTTTCGCCATTCATCATTCTTATCTGGATACAAATATCCTCGTATATATCCATCTAATCTGCTTCGTTCAAACCATTGTTCAAATGGTCGTTTTTCTACATAAGAAGTGGATTTGCCAAAATGTCGATAGCCCGGCGTTGACAGTTTTTTGTATACTCTTTCATCCATAGCTTTTTGTTGTGGCGATTGCAGTTCTGCAAATTTTCTTCGCATACTTGCAAATTCTGGGTCAACTTCGTATAAATAATGTAACGCTTCTCCTTCATAAAACTTATCTACATTAGTGTGACCTACTTGCTTCCCTAATTCTTCAAGATTTCGTGTAACAATAGTAGGAAGACCTGTTTCATTTCCCGGTTCTTCTGGGTGTACAAACTCTATTTCTCCAAAATGTTTTTCTAGATATTCTGGATCGTTAACAATATTAAATTTTTGCCCAAATATGTTCCGTATATTTCCCTCTTTTAGTACAGGTGCGCTAAATTCTTTTTTTTTACTTCTCTTCCGTTTGCATATTGTTGTGATTTTTTCGCTAACTCCATTCTAGATTTTTCATCAGTTTTGAACTTATCTTTAAAAGCTGCATCATATCCTTGAAGAATATTAACAGCATCGTTAGCATTTTGAAGAAGTATTCCTACATTTTCAGGAGTTATGTCCCTTTCAGTAAAACCTAATCCTTGCATCACTTCTCCACCGTTAACATACCCTGCAGGTGCGGTAAAACCTTGTTGCACTTTTTTACCATCAGGTGTTACCATAGCAGGTTGTTGTGCTCTTAAACGAACCTGTTCCATTGTACTAGGAGATTCATCTGCTTCTAGTATTCTTGCATCCTCATCCTTAGATAAGACAAAACCACCTTTCTGCATAGGCATCATAGTAGGGGGAGGCGGTGCAGATTGAGGTGGTTGTGATGGTGGTGCTATCATACCTTCTCCACCTTCCATCGGTAACGTAGGTGGAGTTTCTTCAGGAAGTTGTGGCGGTGCTTGTTCACCCTGTTGTTGTTGTTGTTGCCCTTCTTCTTGTTGAAGACGTTCACGTAACTCTAGTCCTTCATCACGTATTTTATCGAGATATTTTTTACCACCACCAAAAAACGGAACCAACTGTGCAGGAATAACATACTCATAATTACTAATTTTTATTGGGACTTTATCAGTAGGATCAAGATCTGTTCCACCTAAATCAACATCATTCTTCATCGCTAAGTCAATAGCTTCTCTAGCGTATCGGTTTAACTGTTTTAAACCTAATAAAATTACAGTTTCATAAGGAAGAATATAATCTCCTTCTTGGGCTTCTTTAGGAATATCATCTGCTACTGATTCTTCTCCACCGTCCTGTGGGGGTACAGCATTAGGGTCAGCTATGAGTCCTGCTTGTAAAGGTTGTTGCGCTTCTTCTCCTTCTCCCATTGCCATTTCTTCTAGACCCTCTTCTGGCAAAACAGGTATCTCACCACCCTCTTGTTTGGTGATGTAGCCTACTTTCCTGTTCTTTTTCATTCGCATTTGCCTGTTCCTATTACGTTTTTTTATTTTATATGATGTGTTTTCTTACAGTAATGTTTTTAAATACCCCCGGACCTCCCCCCAGAAGAATCAATAACTACCTATACCACCACTATGTCCGGGACCATCTCCACCACTGCTATCACCTCCATCACTACCGCCACTTCCTGCACCTACATCGCTTCCGGGTGCTCCACCTATTCCTTCAGAACCGGGAGTGCCAGAAGGTCCACTTGATCCTGCACCTACATCGCTTCCGGGTGCTCCACCTATTCCTCCAGAACCGGGAGTGCCAGAAGGTCCACTTGATCCTGCACCTACATCGCTTCCGGGTGCTGCACCTATTCCTTCAGAACCGGGAGTGCCAGAAAATGGGCTAGAAACATCACTGCTAGTATAGTCAGTTCGTGAATAATCTGCTGTGTTTATATCAGGAGGACTATAAGGTACGCTTCTCTGGTCATCCTCAACACCTAATCCATAAAATGAAGGAGTCCCTAATTTTGTCTGACCCATAGGATCTCCTGCAGGAGTTATAGCAGATATATTTAATCCAAGTTGATTTATATTCATTTTTTTACCAAAAGGACTAATAACCAAAGCGTTTAAATTCTTATTATTTTTTAAACTTTCTGGAGAAAGAAGTCCTTTTAAAGCAGCGTTTTGAAAATTTGACATTGTGTTCACAGTTATTCCTGAATACGGACTTTTTCCTCGAAAGGTGTTTTCGCCCATTATCCCTAATGCTCTTATCAAATCTCCTTCTGGAGTTGCTTTTCTAGACTGAGATCTTATATAATCTCCTATTTCCCCTTTTCCCCAAGGAATACCTTTATTTACAACCATTCCATCTATTAAAATAGTATATCCTTCATTATCTATCGCATCTCCTGTCCACGGATTATACCCTGCAATCGCACTTAATACATCTCCTGTATAAGGTGTACCGTCTAAACGTTTTCCTGTTCTAGTGTCTAATTCTGAACCATCTCGTACACCTATTCTTCCGTGTTGTGACTTTCCTGTACCAAAAAGTATTTCGCTAATTATTTCACCTATAAACGGATCAAAAGGAGTAGGACTTGTTACGCCAACAAGAGCTTTAGCAAGAGAAGTAAATCCCATTGAAGCCATTTTTTTAGCAATATCTTGTGGAGAAAAATCTTGATCTTGAAGAGCTTTAATTTGTTGCCCTATAGTCATCTCTCCTGTTTTGTTACCCAACACTATTGACATATAATCTTCAGCAAATTCGTTTACTGTTCTTCGATCTATCTGTTCTGCTTCTTCTCTAGTCATTTCTCCGTATAGATCAGGATTAGCCATTATCTCAGCAGCAGTCGGTACATTTAAGAAATCGCCCTCTCTGAATGTACCTTGTTTTCCTATAGTTTGTGTATCTTGCATAGTAAACGGAATGTCAGCTAACACAGAAGTAGGTCTGTCATGTGTTCCTAAAGTTACTCCTCTTATAGAGTCTTCAGAAATAGTACTTCCCGGTCCTTCAGGTGCACCAGTAGAAGGACCACCACCATATACATCACCAGAAGATTCCTGCATATACCTTCGATATGCTCTAGGTGCGTAAGATGCTGCAGAAGTTGTACCTGCACCTGCGTCCGTAGCCGTAGCCGTAGTAGGAGATCCTGATCCTATTGTAGTTTGTATATCAGCCATCAATCCTTGTGATACTCTAGGAGAACTATAATAAGATGCTCCTGATCCATCAAACAATGAGTGTGAATAAAATTTAGAAGTTGACATTTTATCTGGAGCAGATATAGCACTTCCACCTCCATTGATATAATTTTTATAAGAATCTCGCCAATCTTTCACAGTAGGATTCTTTTTAGTTCCTAGAGAAGTGACACCAGTAACTTCATCAATAGTTACTGTTGGCCCTAGACCACTTGCTGAATAAGCTTCAGATAACGCTTCTCTAACTGGATCATCTAAATCAAAACTTGCCATCTTATGAAATACCTGTATATTTATACGTGTTAATAATCAATACTCTTACTTTTCTTATGGACTTCTACAGTATCGTTAGCTGATTTCCTGAGTCTCACCAGTGTTTCCAGTAAAGCCAGCTTCCCCTGCAGTCGGCGAACTTCCAATTCCGATTCCACCACCACCAACTGCTGTTGCATCATTTGGACCAACTCCTTGAGGTACGCCTCCAAGCCCTCCCACGCTTGCGGGTTGTTGACCAGTGGGAGGAGCAGCTTCGCCTGTTGTTCGTTCATTTAGACCTCGTAGTACTTCTGCGAAAACTGCTGCTTCATTAACGTCATTCACTAACGCATCAGGATCAATGTCCTGACTTATAGCAAGTTCTCTGATTAAATTGGGAATTTTAATAAAAGGTGCTAACATCGGGTTCGCTACCGTCTGTAGCAATGCTGTAAGACGTTGTGTGCGAACTTCCTTTTGTATAACAGCACTAGTACCTTTAGGTTTTATCTCCAAATCCCCTATTTTTTCTGGAGTCTTCTCATTGAACTGCATGTTCCATTGAAAGAACGCTTCACCTAACGGTTTAAGCAAGAAGTCATCTACATTCTTTATAACTGTCTTAATGCTTAATCCTGCACTTGACATGAGCATACTGAGTCCTGCTGCAGTACGCCCTGTTCCTGTAACTCCTGTCTGTCCGTGAACAATACTAGGAATACCTGTCTGTTCATCAGCTAATTGTCTAGCCTTGTCGTACATCTGCATATTTTCTGGAGCAGTATTAGGAAATTTTATTCCATTTACTGCTGTTCCTGTTACACCAGATTGTCTACGAAAGACTTTCCCCGGAAATACATCATATGATTGACCGGGAACTAGTTGTGTTTCATCTATGTCAAAGACAAGATGCCCTGCTAATGCTAGGTTATCTATAGCCATACGCATATGCCCATTCATCAGTAACTGGCTATCTTCCATATTCTCTGCTACACCTACACCAAACAATTGATATGGGTTTAGTTCAAATGGAAAGGAGTGATAAGGTATTCTAGCAGGTATAAATGGATTAGCGACAAAGCGTAGAATTTCAGACCCGCATACCCATATATTTACCTGAATCGACTCCAAAGAGTCTTGATGTTCTTCCAAATCCATACCAAACTCTTCAGCAAGTTTTCTATCAAGACTTCCCCAATACTCATACACTTCGTACCTATTGGACGAATAAGTTGGATCATCTTCGTTAGCATGGAGAGAAGCTTCAAAATAACGTTCCTGATAATTCGGCCCACCACCAAGAATGGTTGATATAGCTTCTGCATCAAAGTGCGGACGGTTTGTAAGATCACGTAATTGCTCCCTGTTCATTCTATGTCGTTGTATAACGTATTCAGCATCATTTATATTTGTTGCGCTAGGATCAGGATAGAAATCCCAACAACTAACAGCTTCTATTCTAGGAACTGTTTTATCGTACGGTTGATATGTCTTTGTATTTACAGACATACCTTCCTGTTGCTGCTCTTCTTCCTTTTGTTGACTTGTCCAATCATGTACTGTTTTATTATAATTAAATGGTCCTTTAATTACTCCAGTACCCAACAAAGCACACTCAAATATAGCGTGACGCATCACTGTTACAGCACTAGTGTCTAACAATTGATCGTGAATACATTTCTCCATCACACGAGCAGCTTCATTAGCAGGTTCTATTTGGGGTTCTCCCAACTTTGCTGGACCAGATGCTAGATTAGCTCCTGCGTATTTATCTTCTAATCCTCCTAAGTCTGCTGCTGTAGGTGCAGAACTAGTACTTTCATCTTGCATAGGTGTAGCTTCTAACGCACCGGGTAGAAGTTCATTACCATCTCCAGAGAAACCAAAAGGTTCAGTTACTTCAGGTTCCTCTACAGGTATTTTGCTTAAATGTGCAAATTCGTCGATACCTTCTGGCATAGGCGTAGCGTCTACTGAGATAGGAAACTTATTATTAGCAAATAGTATATCTACTATCTGACCGTAAGCTGCTAAGACTTTAGTTTTTGTAATTTTAATAAAAACTTGACTACGCTCAGTACTTCTATACTGTGTAGAAGAATCATAAACTCCTCTATAATTCTTATAAGCTTTCAGCCAACGTTCTTCTTCTAGTTGTCTTCCTGCTTCAGCGTTACGGAAACGTTCTAAGATAGTTCCTACAATTCCGTAAGCACTTTCAGTATTTTCTACTTCCAACATACCTTCATCATCTTGGGGTACAGTTGAAGAAGGACTATCGTTGTTATCGTTTTCTGCCATTAAATATGACCTATCTCTTTATATAATTAGTTTTTCTTATATTCCCTGCTTAGACGAATTCATTATCATGTTTGCTTGGCCCATATGCTTACTGCCGGACTCTGCTGGAAAGTCTTCTGTTAAAACTCCTTGTTTAGTACCGACACCAAACTCAAGTTTCTCACGGTGGAGATTAGCTTCTTTAGCGTCAGAAAATTCTCCCTGTTTATTCATCTGACCCATAATGTAGTTACTTCCGTACATTTGTTTATTTCCTGTTGGCATAATATTATTTTTCACTCCTTCTTTTTTAGTTAGTTGGTTGGTTTGGATTATTTTCTAATAACGTTGACATTTGTTGTTGTAGTGAAGTTACATCAGGATTATTATCTGTACCTTCAATTCTTTCATTTTCATCTTCTTGCTTTAAAATATTAAAACTGTTCTGTTCACTTTGTTCAATAGCTGTATTAAGAGATCTTTGAGTTATAGCTTTTGTACCTTCTTCTTCTCTAGCTCTTTCTCCAAAGCGTATAAAACGTTCTCCTGCTAAAGAAGCAGGAATATTTTGTTCTATTTTTTGGCTTACAGCGACTCTTCTTTGTGCCTCCGTAATATACCCTAAATCATCTGCTACTTCTTTGGGATTATTGTTGATATAATCCATTATTTCTGCATTAGACATGCTAGAATTAGCAAGAGGCAGTCCAGTAGGAGTTGTCCCAAAAAGACTAACAGGTGATCCAAATAATTCATGCGCTGTCATCGCAGCTACACCTGTTCCTCCTGTTAATACTGACGCTGCTCCTGCAAGAGCAAATTTACCTAGAACTTTTAATGATTTTCTAAAAGTATTAGAAACTGTTTTTGTAACAGGTTTACCAGAAGGACGATGTATTTGTTTTGAAAAAGCGTTAACAAAATCCTCTTCACTATACTGTAAAAGTTTTGCTTTAAATTCTTCATCTAATTCAGCAGCCCTAACAAGAATAGAACCATCTTTTGTCATTCTAAAAACATCTTTAACAGATAGATCTTCGTTTGTTTTCTTTTTTACAATACTTTTAGCATCTAGCATAAGGTTTTTAAAACTTTTCCCGTCTAGAACAGGTATTTTTTTAGCACGTTGGCGTGGTGGTTGTTGTTGTTGTGTTAATTCTTCTTTTCTTTGTTGTAATTCTTCTAATCTTGCAATACTTTTTTCTGTTCTTTCAACACTCTTATCTATCTTTTGTGCAGCTTCTTCTACATCTTGTGCTGTATCACTAGCCAAAACTGTAGCTTTAGTTGTTTTTTCTTCTAAAGAATCTAATTCAGTACCAAACGGAGAATCAGGAAGTACTTCTGAAACATTTTCAGCAGCTTCTGTAAAACCTAATTTATTTAACCAATTTTTAGGATTAACAATACCTATGTCTTGTAAATATAATTTGTAAAAAAAATCTGCTGCTTTTCCAACAGTCCCTTTTCTCCCTGTTCGTTGAACTTTGTAATTGTCCATCCCTACATCTGCTATTTTATGTCCAAGTACTTTATTTGCGTCTTCTTTCCCTATTATTTCCTCTAACGCATCAAAGATATTTTTTCGTAAATGTTTTATAGTGAATGGAACAGATTTATTTTTATTGTGGTCAATAATTATTAAATTATCTTTTTTAAATTCTTCATTAACTGCTTTATTTATAGCAGATCTGTATTCTTGTTCTAATTTATCAGATTGTTTTCCTAAAGCAATTTTTTCAAGATCATCAGAAATAGGCCATAAAGTTCTACGTCCTTCATTTTCTGCTCTATTTGCTTGTTCTCGTAAAACTTCATAAACAGTTTCACCTAAATCGTAGAAGATAGGGTTCCCTTTGTTATTGATTAAAACTGTTTTATTTGTTCTAGAAAGATACTTAACCCCTTCTTGTCTTTGATTTATATCTTCAGGTTCTAACTCTATTTGCGAAATATCAGGATTACGTAAACCTGTTAATAGTTTTACTGTAGCCCAAGCTTTTATATTAGGATTTTCTATCTTTAATAAAGACTTTTCAAAAGATTTGTGCATCTTTTTTTGATCGGGAAATTCAAGTTTTGATTTTTTACGTTGAGCTACTCTATTAAAACCTTTCTCTGGTGTACCTAGATTACGTAAACGTGTTTCTTCTTCTTTAAAATAATTTGAAGCTATTCCTGAAGGTTTTCCGGCAGTTATTAAAGCTTGAGAATAAACTGCCGTATTCGCTGTAGAACTTGCTGTACGCTTTTGTTTTTTTACATATTGTAAAAGTTTATTGTATCCTTTTTCACTGTTTAAAACAGACAAATCTGCATCAGGATCAATTCCTGAGTTTCTTATATCTTTTAATAAACTATTATACTGAGAAACAGCTTTAGGCTGTGCGCTAAGTTTGAGGTCAACAGCCTCTTGTATACTTATATCATATTTATTTTTAGAAGCCATGTTTATATCTATTATACTCAATAACCAAATATTTGATTGATAGGTTGATAATTCTGTTCCTTAACCTTATTGAATGCGTTGTTATGCGGTAGACCTGTCTGGCGTGTCATACACATATATCTCAAAGCATCATAAGCGTGATCTTCTGCTTTCGTATCGACATCCTCTGAATTAGTCTTGGACAGAGGAAGTGTCGGTAGTGTTCTTATCAAATTAGTACACGTTGATATTATACGTAATCGTGGTTCACTTGTTCTATCATGCAGGGCAAGTCTTCTGTGTAACTCTATCTTGCCCGGTAGTCTGTTCTTATCAGCAGGAATGAAACGTACACCGTTACGTGTAAGAGTCTCTGCTATGCTTGGTCCTGTACCGTGTTTAGACCAACACGATCCATCTAATACTGAAATACTCATGGGAGGGTCATCGTATTCTAGAGCTAGGATCATTTCTGCTAATGTTTCACCTGTGTATCCTTTGTCGTAGAGTTCACGATAGACCCAAATATTATTATCCCAATCTAATGCACCCCATAATACGCAGCTAGGGCTGCTATAACCATAATCGGCTGCTCGTACACGGGGCCAATTAAACGGTATATCGAATGGATCAACAACGTGTATACTTCTGTCAAACTCTGAGAAAGCTGCTCCGTCAGCAACATCCCAATCTCCTTCCAATAATCTTCTTCGTTCTACCTCTGGAAGAGAAAGGAGCATCGCTTCATACTCTCCAGATTCAGATAAGTGAGGATTGTCCGTTAGTCTAGCAGGTATAAATCTCCTTTGAAACAATGGTTGATCTGGTTTAACTGAATGATTAGGCCCATGTTTCAAAATCTTTCCAGTATCGACATCCGTAGCCCAAAACGGAGTATTAGGAGGCATAGGGTCGATAAACATCTTTTTTATCCACCAACCCCCTAAACCGCCGGGGTTAGCTGAAGCTCTCATATACGTATCTATAGTTGAGTCTGTAGTACGTAATCGACTTCGTAAGTAGTTCCACACATACGGTGTGGGGTAGTGTCCTAATTCGTCTATTCCTATCCACGTAAAAGACTGTCCTTGGTAACGTGTCGCATCGTGGTCTTTATCGACATAACTAAAAAGGGCTGTAGCTCCATTAGGAAAAGACCATGTACTTTTTGATTCTCTAAATATAGACCCCGGAAAAGCTTGTGGATATATCTTACGTGATTGATCTATTAACTCTGTCAGTTCTGATAATGTTCTACGTAATAGTAATGCTCTGTGATTAGGATTGTGAGCATAGCGTAGTAAATCTATCAACATAGCAAATGACTTACCGCCACCTGCTGCACCGCCATAGAGCACTTCTTTCTCTGGAGCAGCTAAAAAGTCTGTCTGTGGACCATCGTTAGGACTGAACAGTATCTGTGTATTTTCTGAGAATGTCTCACGTACTGCCTTTGGTAGTCTCTGTATGTTCTCCTCTACAGCTAAACCACCTCTATTCATTAATCGTTTAGCTTGATTTAAATTAGCTTGTTTCTCATTAGCTTTAGCGAGTCGTGTTCTAGCTTTCTTCGCTACTCTGTCTGCTGATTGTACTACTCGACGAGCAGCCCTTTTCTGCTGTTCTAATCTTGATACTCGATAGTTACCTCGTTGTCCTTCTTTTAATTTAGGTCTAGCCACACACACTAACTCTATTTTCTATACAGTATTTCGTTTAGGTTTCTTAGCTGTCTTAGCAGAACGTATGAAAGCTTTTTTAGTAGGTGCACCTTTAGAACCAACTTTTCTCATTTTTTCTTTAGAACCTGCTTTTATACGTTTACGTTTAGCGTGAATATTTGCATATAGACCGGGTTTTGTAGCCATTTTTTTTAACACTTCCATCGTCTTCTAGCCTGTCTGATACGGCTATTTGGGTTATTACGTGTCTTCGCAGAAGCTTTTTTAAGTTGTCCTAAGGATCTAGCGCAATAACTTTTACGCCGTTTAGCTGCTTTACTTCCTTTTTTAACTTTTCCTGTAACTGCTGTCTTTAGTTTACTACCGGGATTAGCTCTTCTATGTGCAGCTACTCCTTTTTTTGTCATACCTGCCCCTTTTTTTGTAGGGCGGTAATTCTTTTTATTACGAGGTATAGGTTTTTGTCTTTTAGTTTTTTTGTTAGACACCGAAACTTTCTCCGCAACCACAGGAACTAGATGCTACAGGATTTTTAATAGAAAGGTATGATCCACCTAACTCTTTAATATAATCTACTTCTGAACCTGCTATGTACATTTCTGCTAATGGGTCTATTACTAACACATCCTCTATTGGTTTAGACCATTTGATATTATTGCTGTAATTCTTATCTCCAGTTAATCCCCAAATATATTGAAAACCTGAACATCCTCCTGTCTTTACTCCTAATGTTACGTGCGTTCCTTTGTATTTATGTTTAAGGATGCTTTGCATATATTCTTTAGCGGAATCTGTTAGATGTAACATTCTTTTTATTAGAATTCAGTATCACACGGAGGTACAGTTACTTCGATATACTCTTCTCTAGCAAGGTATACGTCTACTATCGAATTACAATTAGGGCAAGAAAGGTTTGTAACCATAGAGTATGCTTCATCATCCTCTATAGATAAAGCGTGATCACCACCCCATATTAATTCTGTTTTACAGTGCCAACAATTCATATTAGTTTTTTTCACCCATCTATTGTTACCTCTACATCCTTCATCTTATCCTTCGCAGGTAACATAACGATTCCGTGAACAACCTCACCCTGCACTTCGGTTATCTGCTTCTTACTTATACCTACTCTGTCTAAAACAGCCTCTGCACTTTTAAAGCGCATGTCCATCTGATTTAACGGAATAGTACCGTCAGCATCTAAGCCCTCAGTAATACGGTGCGCTGCTTTGACAGAGTAAGAAGCTAACAGAGCTTTGGTACGGTCTATTATTTCATCTTTAAGTGAAGACATTAACCATCCTCTGCTGCTTTCTTTGTAACCTGCAGCTAAAACTGCGTTCTTTACCTTGCCACCATTATTCAATAACTCAGTTATGAATTTTTCTTGTTTATCGTTTAATTTTAATTTAGATTTTTTATTAGAAGGAAGCATTGTTATTATAAACTACAATTTCTACTAGGTTTAGGACTATTGAGCATCTGATCTGCCCAATCAAGTTCTTGAATAAGACGATTATACCACGCCTTGTCTAAATCATTATGAGCTTTAGCGCAGTCTTCCCTTAATTGTAATATACGTACAGGGATATATTTATTACTGTTATTGTTATTGTTGTTTCTTTTCAATTTACACCTTATTCTTAGTATTCTTCTTTTTTTTTTACTTTTTTTTTGTTAACTGTGATAGGCCCAACTAAGATATAAATATAAACCGCCTACTACTGCTATCACTACAAGTATCTTTCCTGTTTCCATGAAAACCTTATGCCACATAACACTACTAGCTTTAGCTTTTCTTTTTGCAGCTTCTCTAGCTTTTTTATTTCGTTCCTTTTGTTCTAAGATACGTTGATCTCGTAACTCTAAAATAGTTCTCCACGTATCGAAACCGAAACGTTTATTCAGAAGAGTTTTCATCTTCTTCATTTCCTGTTCGATCTGTTTTTTCTGGATAACCAGAGCAGCTATTTCAGGAATGGAATTACCATCTGGTTCTTCCATCTGTACTCCTATGCGCTCCTGCATGAACTTTTTCCACGGAGCTACTTTAGGAGTTTTATCTTTTATAGCGTCATCAACATGAGAAGCACCGTGAAACAGGTCTTCTAGATGATGTGCTATCCCGCTAATATCCTCACACGTAGATATAACTTCTTTTACGCCTTTAACCGCAGAGCGTACTAAAGCTACCCCCGCTAATGTTTCTGCGATCACCATTTATATTTTCCTGTACTTATGTATGTATATGTAAAATTATTTTTATTAAAAAATGTATGCTATGTCGTATCTTTTAAAATATCCTTAACAGATTGTCCTTTTATAACATCATCAGGGTAGACAAGCCCTAAATCTTTATTCATCTTTAATATTTCTTTCTGTGTATAACAGCCGTAGTTTTCGACACCTACTAATATTTTAGAAAATGCTTTACCTAGTCCTAATAACAATGCGTCACGATTATCATTTAGATGTTCTACACATGCTTGTTTAGAAGAAAAACTATATGTTACGTTGTATACCCAAGATTTAGGAGGGGATATACTTACAACTATCAACGCTGATATGAAATAACCTATAGATGCTGTCATGGGAATAATACTACTACTACTACTAATATTTAAGCTGCTGCTATGTTGCTTTGATCGTTTTCTTCTTCTAATTCTTCTTCTAATTCTTCTTCTTCTTCTAATTCTTCTTCTTCTTCTAATTCTTCTTCTTCATACTCGTCATCGTCATCCTCCTCGCCATCATAGTCCCCTGCTTCTTCTTCGTACTCATCTTCGTCATCAGCGTCTTCGTCTTCATACTCTATGTTGTCATTGTCGTCATTGTCATCATCATCATTATCATTATCATCACTCATAGTAGAAAAAGAATCAGAAGCAGCAGTGCTTGTAACTAATCTAGCTTCCATAGCTCTTACCGCCTCCATAGCTCCACGAATTTGTAAGAGTTGCTCAGTTAGCGTTTTATGTTTAGCTGTTAGTTCTTGTTTCGTTTGAAGAATAACGTTAGACACATTTACATCATTATTCTCTTGAGATAAAGGTTGTGTAGACATAATATTAATTTTTTAACTCCAGTAATTTTGTATGTAAATAAAAATAGAAATAAAAAATAGAAATAAAAAATAGAAATAAAAAATAGAAAGAAAGCAGTTTATACGTACAGATTTTTGTAGAACAAATAAAGTACAGTGGAAACTGCAGAAAGCGGTTTACGAATGACGCTTTTTAGTAACGTACTTATATTTATGTATACTCTACTAAAACATGGTATAGACTGCTTTCCTTTATATTCTGTGATACTATTACCTATTATAGTCCATATACGCTCTTTGTCAACATAAAAATGTTAATATCTATTAAAAAACACTTGACAAGATGCTGTAGGGGGCTATAATAGAGACACAGTCTCAATATAAACCATTAGATAATTATACACGTACATTGATTCATATGTATAAGATGATCTTAATAACTATATTGTCTCTGGTGACATTGTTAGGATGTAGCGCAATGACCCCATCAGAGTACTTAGATGAAGTACGTAAGTATGGATTTTCTGAAGAATTTAAAATAAAATATAAATTTTTATTAGAACAATAATATTTACGTATATACCTGACTTCTTTGCCCACCTTCCTCCTCCCCTCCCCCATCCATTCAAAAAAAATAAAATTAAGAGCACCTGTGAGTATAAGTATACAGGGGAGGGTAGTGGCCCATGCCCCTCCTAGACCAATAAACCCCCCCACACATCAATGATGATTATTAAATTCTTTATAGTTGTATAAGTGAGAACTAAACAATACAGAGGTGGGTGCGCTATTGAGTAGATAAGCTTCGCATTAAAGATGTATTTTTTCAATAGGGCAACAAAAAAGAACTGTCGAGGGCAGGAGGGCGCATCTAAACACACCCTATGCTTTTAATAGTTATTTTATCTTTATAATGATTTAATAGGTTATCAATCAACATACAGCTTAGTTAAAAAAGAAACCCTCTCTCAGTGCGGTTAAACACATAAGAGAGGGCGTATATATATACTTTTTGTTAGCGTAGTTTTTAACTGCCTTCTAACTCTACCCCGGCAGCTTTAGCCATTATTTTTATCTTATTCTTAGTACGATTGTATGCTTCTTCTTCCTTTTCCTTTTCCTTTTCCTTTTCCTTTTCCTTTTCCTTTT